ATGATCTCGGCCGGCGTCGAGGGCGTCGGCGGGACCGGCGTCACCGGGGGCACGCGCGCGGCCTCTAGTGCGTCGTGATCGACGCCGAGCCCGGTGTACGGGCTGGCCGGCACCAGACGATAGTTGTCGGCGGCGGGATCGACGTAGTTCGCGGTGAGTGTGGCCACCGTCGGGAAGTGATTATTCGGCTGCGTGCTGTAGGTGGCCGGCGTGCAGCCGGCGAGCACGTTGTCCGTGCAGACGAAATCGGGATACCCGGCCACCGGCGGCGCATAGCGCGCAAACGCCGGATTGCCCTCCCCGACCGCGTCCCCGTTCATGCCGTAGGTCTGATACGGCGTGATCACTTTCTGCAACAGGTTCCGCGTGATCACGAGGCCCGGGATCGGCTGGCCGCTGAAATTACAAATATTGCCGGTGACCGCGCCGACCACGGTGGACCGCTCGATCGTCAGGTACCGCGGCGCGCCGCTGATCCCGGCAAAAATGCCGCTCCCCATTTGGCCCGTCGGGCCTTTCCAATTGACGCGATCGAGATCGTAGACGAGCGTGTTGCGGATCGTGACCCGCTCCATCGGCTGGCTTGGCGCGGCGTCGTCGATCCCGAGGATGTTGAACCCCATGGCGACGTGGCGAATCGTGTTGCACTCAAAGAGCACATCGCGAACCGTGGACCACGGCGCATTGGCGCTATTGGCGCGGACGGTAAACACGATCGCGAATCCCGCCTGTCCGTCGGGCCAGTTGTGTTCAAACACGTTGCCGCGGATCGTGACCCGCTGCGCGTTTTTCAGTTCAAACAGATTTTTAATCGCCCAGCCGGTCTGTTGGCGGAGCGCGAGCGGGCGCGTGATCGTGTTGCGCTGGACGACGATATCGGACGGGATCAGGCCGGGCACCGCCGGGGCGGCGCCGCCGATCAGGATGCCGATCGAGCCGGCCTCTAGGCAGTTGTCCTCGATCAGGAACGGCCCGGGGCCGTTATAGCCGACGATCGCGTGCGACTCGACCCCTTGCAGCTTGATCCCGGTGATCCGGCAGTGGCGGATCGTCGTATCGGCGCAATTGATCACGATGCCGTTTTTGGCCGTCGCGTCGGCCTGCACGAGGCACCGCTCGATCGTCAGGCTCCGCGGCAACTGCGCGGCGTCGGCGGTGACGCCGTCGCCAAGCGCCACAATATCGCCCTGGCTCGATCCGGCAGCGAAGCGGACGCCGTCGCACGTCCAGCGCGCGGCGTTGCCGTAGGTCCGCAGCGCCGGCGTACTGTTCGGCGTGCGGACCGTCGCCAGCGGCGCATCGAGCGCGACCAGGCCGGGCGGCAGCGTGCCGGCGGTCCGCAGCGTGATCGGCGCGGTGCCGGCCGTGGCGGGGAGGACGTAATTGCCGCTGAACGTCGCGCCCGCTTCGAGATCGATCGTGTCGCCCGGCCGCGCCGCATCGATCGCCGCTTGGAGATTGCCGCCGGCATTCACGATCATGTCTTGCCCCCGCGCGCCAGCACGGCGCGCACAATCGCCACCGTCTCCGCGCTCGGCGCGTCGTCACCGCGCACGCGCGTCGTGCCCTGGCGCTCGGCCAGGATGCGGCCCTGTTCCAACGTGTAGGGGTCCGTCGTCGCCCACGATCGCGTGTGCCGATCGCCGGGCACGTGCCGGACGAACGGCATCAGGCCGCGCGCGTCCATTTCGCGCTTGAGGTCGGCGGGTGAGTCGCACCGCACCGGCTCGTGGCCGAGGTTTTCAAAGACGCGCCCGCCTGGCCAGGTCGCATCCTCGATCGCCGTGCTGCCGCTGCCGTGCGGGCAAAAGGGGTAGTCCCCGATCGCGAGCACGATGCCGCAGCGATCACACGTCACGGTCTAGGCACCTCGGGGCGGATCGGGCCGAACCGGCGGACCCGCCCACACGACGGGCACCAGTGCCGGCCGGACGGTTGCGCCCGCATCAACGATCCACAACTGCACGGCGCCTTACTTGTGGCGAAAGATATAGACGCCGGCTGCGCGGTCGCTGAGATCGTAGGCGACACCGCCGAGGCTAATACTCTGCGGCAGCGGCTTACCGACCCTCGCGGTCGAGGGATCGCCCACGCCGGTAAAGTTGATCTCTTGTACGCCCTGGCCGGTGTCGGGATACCCCTCTAGCAGCGGGGGCGGCGCGGCCTCCACTTTGGGCGTGGCCTTGGGCGCATCCTTCGCCGCATCCTTGGCGGCTTTCGCGTCGTCTTTCTCGTCGTCGGTAAATTTGATCGTCATGACGGGCCTCTACATGATCGGCGGCGTCGGCGGGCCGCCGGAGGGCTCCGGCATCCCGTCGCGGTCGGCGGCGTGTTTGTTGAGCGGTTGCACCGGCGTCGTACCGCCCGGGTGCGCGGTGTCGGGGCCGGGGCCGAGGCCCGGCTGCGGGACCAGCGCGGCAGCGGACTGCATCAACTGGTGCGCGATCGTCATGGCGTTTTGCACGGCCTCGGGCGGGATCTTGATCCCGCCCTGTTCCATGACCGACAGCACGAGGGGAAACGCCGTGTTGGGCTGGCCGGTTTTCGCATCGAGGACGGCCAGATCCTCGCCGCGGAAACTCCACGAAATGCGCGGCGGCTCGGGGCCTTTTTCCGGCAGTTGTTCCACGACGATTTTCTCGGGGTCGAGCGAGTACGAGAGCAGCACCGCTTTGAGGAGTTCCACGCGATTGACGTTCGGGTCGTTACCCAGTTGCGTGTACAACTGCGTTTTCTGCTGGCGGTCGGCCTGCGCGTCGAGCCGCAGCGCGGAGTCGGGCCGCGCCGAAAACAGAAACTCGCCGGCAATGGACGCGATCCCGTCCCCGCCTTTGCGGTTCCACGCCTGCAACGCCTTGGCGCCGTCGTCGCCCACGATCTCGGCGTAGCCGGGATCGTCTTTGAACATTTGGAGCAGCGCGCCGAATTTCTCGGCGTAGCCGGTCCACCACTTGAGGACGCGATTTTGCTCACGCGCCAGGCGGGTATCGGTGGCGGCCTGTGAGGTCCGGACTTCTTCGGCGGTGATCGGCTCGCCGGGCACGTCCTGGCCGGCCTGGCGCGCGCCCATCGACCACGCGAGTTCAAAATCGCCGCGCGCGACCTCATCGAATTTGAAATTGTCGCGCGGAAACTGCGTCACACTGATCGGCGTGACGATCTCGCCGGGCGGGCCATCGGTGCCGATCACGGCGCCGATCTTCACGTCGGCGTCGGCCAAGAGTTTCTGTTGCAGTTCCGGGCTGGCGCGATTGCGATCGATGCCGAGGACGGGCATCACGCGTTGCCGGAAGTTGACCATTTGCGAGCGGCCGAGACTGACCTCCTCGGAGGCGGGGCGGCCGGCCTGAATGTCGGAGACGGGATACGGCGAGCCCGGCAGCACGCGGAGCGTGAGCACATGGATCGGGTTGCCGCGCATGCCTTTCAGCTTGCCGTCTACTTCATCGACGTACTGATACGGGCTGTCCTCGTGGACCACCGGCTCGGCCTTGCCCTTGAGAAACACGAGGCGGCGGTACTGGCCGACGTGCGGGCGATCGGCGCCGGCCATGGCCACACCCGGCAGCGCGGGCGGCGCCGCGTCGGCCGGCTCTGTGGCGGTATCAAACACCGTCGCCAGGTAGAACACTTCGACGCCCTCGACGTCTTTCGTCGTCAGCGTGTCGCGGCCCTCGGGCTGTTCGGCACTTGACAGCGTTTCGATCGGGCGCGTGGCGGTGGCGGTGAACGTCGGATCGAGCCCGTAGCGCGTGATCGCGGTCTGGACGTCGAGTTGGAACCGATGGCCGAGATACGCGGCGCGGTCGTAATCGCCGCCGGCAAACTCCGGCGGGATCAAGATATTTTCCGGCGGGATCTGATCGCCGTAATAACACTCGTGCGCGAGGTACGGCTCCGGCTGCATCAACGGCTCGCCGGTCAGCGGATCGGTCTGCGCGACGGGTTGCCCGTCGGGCGCCGGCTCGCCGGTCATCGGGTCGGGCGGCGGCGGGCCCATCACGGGCACGTCACGCTGCCGAATGTCGGCGTAGTAGCCGACCTTGGCGGCGGCAATGCCGCACACGAGCACGTCGGTAATGACGAGGTCGAGCAGGCCATCGGCGCCGGCCTCGGCAAGCTCGAAATTCAGCGCGCCCTCAAACGCCCGCACCGCGGCGGCAAACTCGGGCCGCTTGGCCTTGAGATTGACCTCGGGGACTTGAAAGGCTAGCTGCGCCTTTTTCAGTTCCGTGTAGGCGAATTCCAGCGGGACGGTGATCTGGTGGTCGGGGCCGCGGGCTTGCAGCGTGCGGACCATGTACGCGGTCACGTACGCCTGCCACTCTTTCCGCTTGGCGTCGGCGGCCTTGGTGGCGGCCTCGATGCGAGCCGTCCACGCGCCGGCCTCCTCGCGCGACAGCGGGATTTTCAGGCGAGTCGGAGGCGCGGGCGTGCCGGGCGGGGCGTCGGCCATGACGGGATGACCCGGAGTATGCGCGCCGCTCTGTCACGCGTCAATTCTTTACACTTGACGCGGCATGTCGCGTTGTGAAAATTCTTCTTTTTCACATGGAGGTGGTGCCATGAAACTGATCTTTTGCGGACGCTGCCGCGACGTGCGCGCCCTGCACCGCGACCGCACGGCCTGTACGTGCGGCCTCTCGTGGGGGCACTACCGCGGCAACGGCTTGGATGCCGTCGTGGGCGGTCACGCGATCGTGCTCGGCCTGCACAATCGCGATCTCGATGACCTCGCGCATGCCCGGCGGGACGAGTGCGCGACCCTGCGCGCCTGGCGCTTCACGACGCCGCACCGGCGCATTACGCGGCTAGTGCGTGAGCCCGTTGCGGGCCAGGGTGACCCGGACGATCTGACTCGCCCCCCGACACCGGCCGACGCCGCACGCGGGGCAACACAGGTCGAGGGACGAATCGACGGACAGGGCCAGGGCGAGCGCGGGTCCGACCGCTAGCACTTGGCCGCAGTCGGCGCACGGGCAGAGGACGGCGCCGGGATCAACCGGCGCGACCTCGCCCGGCGCCAGGTAAGCGGCCCGCGGCCCGTCGTGCCAGGGTAGAGCGACGGCGATACAATTGTTATTCATGGGCGTTACCGTTGGGATTGTCGGCCACGAGGCGGCCAAGTTTACGGCGGAGACGGAGGCGCGCGCGCGCACGTTGATCCGCCGCATCCTCGCCCGCACGGCCGCCGATCGCGTCGTCTCCGGGGCGTGTCGCTTGGGCGGGATCGACATATGGGCGATCCAAGAGGCGGAGGCGGCCGGCGTGCCTACACAGGAATTCCCGCCCGCCGTTGACGAGTGGGATCGCGGGTTTAAGCCGCGCAACATCCAGATTGCCGAGGCGTCCACCGTCGTGTACTCGATCGTCGTCGCCACGCTACCGCCGACCTATACGGGCCGCCGGTTCGCGCTCTGCTATCACTGCGGCACCGCCGATCACGTCAAAAGCGGTGGTTGCTGGACGGTGAAGTACGCGAAACAGATCGGCCGGCGCGGACACGTGATCGTGATCTAGTAGCCGGCGAAGCGCGAGCGGTGCGATCGATTCGACGCGCCGAGGACGCGCTCGCGCGGCTCCTGTTCGCGCAACGCCTGGCGCTTGAGCCAACCGACGGTCCCGGGCGGGTAGACGAGCGTCGGCTGATCGCGCGCCGGGGACGGGCGGCCCATCAGAAAGTACCGCAACGCATCGCAGGCGTGATCGGGGCCGTCCGTGTCCACGTCCTCGGGACGGTCGCTATCCATCAGGACCGCGCCGAGCGTGCGGATCAAGTACTGGCAGCGGGGATGCACACGGAGAAACGGCTTGCCGGTGGCGGGATTCGTGCGGAGCCAGGCGCGCACGCGGCCCCAGCCGTTGACGCGATCGTTATCGGCCGGGTGCAGCGGGACGCCGTTGCGCCGAAAGGTATCGAGGTGCGTTTCGCCGCCGTCGTGGCCGGTCTGATCGGCCATCTTGGGATCCGCCAGCCAGCGCCGCACGCGCCAGCCGCGTTCCTTCACGCGCTCGCGCGCGGCGCGCGCCACCTCGCCGGCCACGAGCTTGTCGCGCCGTGGCCCGTTGAACACGTATTCATCGTCCACGATGAGCGTGCCGTCCTCGGCCAGCACGAACCACAAAATCACGCCCTCGTGGGCGTAGCCCCAGTCCATCGCCGCGTCCCGCAGGTAGACGGCCGGCAGGGCGCCATAGCGCGCCAGGTCGGCGCCGTCGAGCACGTGCAGCGCGCGCCGAAACTCCGGAAAGAATTGGCCGAGGAAAATATTCCAATCGCCCTCCAAGTAGGCGCGGCGCATTTCCGGCGGCAGCCGTCGGAGTTCGCGCTCGTACTCGATCCAGTTGAGGTGAGGGTTGTCCTTCGGCAGCGCCGGAATGTAGTGGTAGTCGGCGGCGTCGTACACCTCGTCCTCGTCGGCGGTGACGTCCTGATCGATCCACCGCCGTTTGACCCACTGCGCTTGGGGGCCGCCGGGGTTGGTGGCGGCGCCAAATTGCGGCGTCACGCCGGGGATCGTCGTGCGGAGACACGAGCACAACATGAGGTGCTGGTACTCGGTGAACGTGACCAGTTCGTCTTGACTGATCCGTTCGTAGGCGGCGGAGAGGTACGTCTCCACATCGTCCTCGTGCTGGACGTGGCCGAATTCGGTCAGCGAGCCGTTGGGGTAGTAGAGGACGCCCGCGCCGACCTCCGACGGGCGCCAGCGAAAGCCCACGGCCTCGCCGCCCATCGCTTGCATGTCTTTCGGGATATAGCGGAGGTGGCTGCGTTGGAGTTCGGTCAGCTTGCGGCGCACGATGAGCGTTTGCGCGCCGGGCACGCTCAAACAGAACAGGTGGTGATCCCACCGCACGGCCAGGCTTTTCCCGCACCCTTTGCTGCCGCCGAACAGGCGATACCGGGCGCGCGACGAGTGGAATTCGCGCTGCTTGTCGAACGGTTCATAGACGACGGCGCCGCCGACCGTGACGGCAAACGGGTCGGACAT